ATTTCTGGATTGCCCATAATAGATTTAACTTTAAAACCAGCAAAAATACTTTCAATTAATGCACTAACAACTGGTATGCCTTTAAAAATCTTTGACAATAATCCAGGTGCTTTGCCAGTGACGAATTTAGCGAGTTTGCCTAAAAATTTGTCTTTAACAAAACCACCTACTGCTTTTGCTCCTTTGGCAACAACGCCACCTACTACTTTTGCTCCTTTGGCAACAACACCACCTACTGCTTTTGCTCCTTTGGCAACCATACTAGCACCTTTCATGGCAACGCCACCCGCTTTCTTAGCAAGATTCATTGCACCGCCACCAACTTTCTTTATTCCACCCCAAAGTTTACCAAAAAGTCCCTTCGATGGTTTAGGTGGTTTAGGTGGTTTAGCATTCTTAACCACATCCAATCCTTTCTTACCCAAGTCCTTTGCTTTGCTTGCCATACTCTTTACTATATCAGCACCTTTACTCGCAACACCACTTAACCATCCACCAACACTAGAACCAAGTCCTTTTAACCATCCTCCAGCACTCTTCATGAATCCACCGACAGCATCCTTGGCACTAGTTAACCACGTTCCCGCTTTGCTAATGATATTCGAGAAAGAATTTTTCAATCCTCCCGCCCAATCTTTTGCTTTGGTCATGAAACTAGCAACGCCATTCTTGGCACCAGAGAACCATCCACTTACTTTGCCTGCAGCACCCTTTAACCAACTAGTTGCTTTACCAAACAAACCACCAGTCAATTTATTAAGAGCACTACCCAACATTTTGCCAGCACCCTTAGTCATTTTCCAAAGCATTCCTCCAAGACCTTTGATGCCTTTCCACAATATATTCTTAAAGAATTTACCCGCCTTCTTCATTAATGGCCAGATAACACCCTTGAATAACTTACCAAGTAATTTTCCTATTAATTTTTTAGGAGAAAGCAATAGCGCCATTGCACCAAGCAACCATCCCATAAAACCTTGTTTCTCTTTCTCTTCGTCTTCACCCTTGCCACCTTTACCACCAGTACCACCTTCAACTTTGATATCCTTAATGGCAGTCATGATATCATGTAACAATGCTTCTCTGGCTACTTTATCCTTGGTTGCTTGAACTTCTCTAGAACTACCATCCTGTCTAATCTCATCTTTAATGGCATCTAACTCTTCAATCGCACCCATATGCTGTTTAATCTTATCTAACACCACCTTATTGGCATCAAGACTCTTCTTATTCAAATCCATCAACCCTTTGTTATCATCTAGAGTCGTTAGAATCCTTTTTCTTTCTTCGGAACCACCTGCAAGAGTATTCAACTGTTGAGTTGCATTCTCCAACATATCTTTATTTTGGACAAGTTTGCCATCCACCATTGTGGATATAGAAGCAATACTTCCCGACAGAGAAGAAACCGATTGTTCCACCAACTGTCCGTTTTTAGCAACCGCATCACTTACTTCAGATACCTTATCAATTGTTCGTGCCTGTGCTTCCCCACTAGAAGAAGACATCGACTTATCCAATTTACCAACCATTGCCGATATAGAAGTGATACTTCCCGACATGGAAGAAATTGATTTCTCCGTCAATGCTCCATTTTTAGCAATAGCACCACTTACTTCTGTTATCTCATTAGTCGATGCTTTTTTCGCTTGTTCTCCATCTCTTGCAGTTTCAGAAACCACCTTACTTATCTCATCTATCTTTTTTGCTATATCACTATTCTTTTGATTATTGGATAGTTTAGAATTCTCTACTTTTGCTCTTGTTGCTCTACCCGCTTCAAATATCTTCTCATCCAATGAATCATGGACTTGTCTAATACCTGTCGCCATTTTGGCGTCAGTTACAGAATTCCTGAGTAAGAAATCAACACTTTGAGATATTTTCCCAAGTGCTGATTTCATTTCTCCGTCTGCCTGTTGTTGTTCTTCAGCCATTAAATTTTAATCCTTGCTTCTTCTGCCTTTCTCTTCTTGTCGTCTTCTTGTCTTTGAAATTCCATCTCGTCATAATAATGTTGAACCATTTCCGTATACCCTTGTCTCTCAAACGGTGGCAAATTCTCAACGTCCTCTTTGGTAAAAGATAACTCCTTTACCATGCAGATATTAAAAATTTCTTGAAAAACCACCATGAAAGACGCATCACCCCTCATTACAAGATAAAAAAAGAAACCCAGTCCATCTCGACTTCTTGCGTATTTTGACAATGCTTGCAAGTAACGTCGCCTAGATTTAGGTCGTATCCATATTCGTCAAGACTATCAAAGAATTGTTGAATCTTATTCTTGTCTTGAGCACCCAAAGATTCTAAAATCTTAACTCTATCATCGAAAGATAATACAACAGGTTCTCTAGTAGGAACTTCTTTCTCTACATCATCTTCACCTTTGACCAACTTGACTCCTTCTTTGACAAGACCTTTGATAACCGATGCATATGCCGCATTCAATACCTCTGTCTGACTGATATCACCTCTCGATGCACCAACTCCAGAGTTTTTCCTAGCATGTTTAAGAATCTTCTTCTCATCGTCTCTCGTTGAAAGACCTAAAATCAAAGTGATTCCATAACCATCAAGTGTAACTTCTTGACTCTTATCACTATCCTTTACCTTATCTTCATAAGGAACATCTTCAAGATTGACCTTCTTGGTGTTCTCTTTACCGCAGTCATCACAACCCCATGTAAATGCAAACTCATCCTTAACAGACTCTTGACGAAGTTTAATGAGTAAACACTCACGGTCCTTTGAAATTAGTCTTCCTGGGTCGAAATTCTTGCTTGTGACACAATTCCTAAGAATCTCATCAAATGCTTCACCCAATAGAACACTATCGTCCTTCTCAAGTGCCTTCAGAATTGCCTTCTGGTCCCTTGTTGTAAATGGTCTAAGAAATATCTCCTGCTTACTCGCAGGCAATACATAGCGGATGTCTGGGACTTCCTTCTTAGATGCCATAAATAAATCTAACGCTTCACTCATAGTTTTTCTCCTTTATAAACGTAACAATAATATTTATACCTATACCTTAATTATACACACTTATGTCGGCGTTTGTCGGCTAAATGTCTCATCGTAAGTATCTTTTGATTTTGCTTGTTCTTCACCAGCTGGGTTAAACCCTTTTTCAACTGCAACTGCCATACCAACACCCATTGCTGTATTTATTTCAAAATAATCATATTGAAAGGTAACATCGAATGTTGCAACCCCAGAATCCTGTTGATTCAATGTGATAGCACCAACTTCTGTTGGAAACAATCCTCTAAATGAATATGTCTGAATGACATTATTCGTCCCATTTAACAAAGCAACAAACGCCTTTTGGGACTTATATCTAGATGGTGTTGTATATGAATGGGTGTATGTACTTAGAATTGCCTCTTGCCAACTAAGGAATAAATTCCTAAAAACTGCAACACCATCTGTATGAAACGTAACTGTCCATGGTTGGTAGCTAACGTTATTGGCAATATGAAGTCCAGGTTGACCATATTGCACTAATAGTTTTTGTTGCTCGATTGTTTTTGTTGGCAATGCAGTCGAAGAAACAAACATCGACATATTGAGGAGCAACTTCTTTCCTAGTTCATCTGACTCTTGATTTGGAAGACCAAGGTTTTTAAAATCTAAGATGCCTAGATTAAAATGGCAAGCTCGGGTAAACCCCGTGGTAACTTGCCTAAAAGTTTGTAAAGAAATTGCCATATAAACACCCCGTTTGAGAAGTATTTATATGGCAACCCTGATTAATTATTCTATATTACTATTATGCGTCTGTGACACCGAACTCTTTAATATTAAGAGCACCGCCATCATATTGAGATTTAGCCGCTAAACCATTGCCTTGAGTATTGATATCAATACCTTTAACTTGGTCTGCCTTACCAACTTCATTATCCATTAACCAGAAGTCATATGTGAATGTAACCTCGAAAGTCTCTACTGAACCACCTTCTTGGTTCAATTCAACCTCACCAACCTGAGTTGGCCAAAGTCCAAAAAAGTTAACAGTGGAAACAATCTTCTTATTAGACTGAAGTTTGTGAACTAGAACGTTATCTTTTTTGTAAGTGACATGAGATTTGTTTTCGAGTTGAGAAACATTGTATGCAACTTCCATCCATGTCATGAACGCATTTCTCAATTGTTGTCCTTCATCAGAAAGGAAAGTAACAGTCCATGTATCGAATGTTGCTCTACCATCAATCTTCATAGGAAGGCCACGATAGTAAACATCAATAGTTTCGTGTGACTTAGGTGGCATTGATGTCGAACGACACAACGCTGTAATAAGGTCAAACTCTGCGATATCGGGAATTTGAACTTCAAAATACTGATTACGACCGATGTGGTGAATCGCATTCTTGAATGTACTTAGATTAAAACTTGCTGGCATGATTATCTCCTTCTTCTAGTTAGTATTATTTATATCTGAACTCCACCAAGCACTTCATCAAAAGTGAGGTTTCCGCCAACATCCGCTACAACGATTTTGATAAACTCAACAACTGGTGTAGGTCTAATCAAAACGTATGCTTGAAATTCGTTTCTAGCAACAACTTCTGGAGTGTTGTTAGATTCGTCACAAACAACCAAGAAGTCAAGAACCCCTCTACGTTGCATAACACTATTCATGAAAGGTCCAACTGCTGCTCTCCATTCCGCTCTAGTGAACTCGTCATTTTGCTTGAAGAGAGTGAATCTTGAGAATCTCTCAAGTGCAATCTCAATGTAAATGAAAAGGTTACGAACATTCAATCTGTCAAGAGAAGATGGAGTTGCAAGAAGAGTCTTCTGCCCCCAAATTACGATTCCTTCACCTCTAAAGTCAACGATACAGTTAACTCTTGCTGGGTAAAGAACCTTTCTCTTAGCATCGTCTGGGTTGAAAGCAACCTTAAGAACACCAGAGATAACACCTCTTTCAAGACCTGCAAAAGCAAACCATGGTTCAAAGTTAGCAATCGTGAATGCCATTCTATTTGCAACATGTCCAGTACAAGGAATCCAACGATTTTCGTCATTGAATGCATCATATACTTGGAAGTAGTTAGCATATACACCTGAGTAAGATGAATTGATATTAAGGTCGTTATCTACCCAATTCTTGATTGCTGTAGTAGCATTCTTAACTTTTTGTCCACTAGAAAGATTAATCATAGTAGAAGCATCAACATTAAGAAGTGCGATACAATCTTTACGAATTTGGCAAATTTGGTCCATTCTTTGTTTGATAGGAAGAGGGAAGTCGAGGTCAACAAATGCTGTAAATCGAATCTCTTCTTTATTTAAGAAGTTCTCATTAAGTTGGATGTACATTTCATCCTGAACCATTGCTTCTGTAGTACCAGAAATGTCATCCGCACCCGCCAAAGAAGTCTTAGGCATTGTTTGTGGAGTAACTGCATCTGCTGTGATTTTTGAAGTACCAACAAAAACCCTAATGTTTACTGAGTTATCTTCAACAACTCTGTTAGCAAACATACCTTTAGCAAAAGCATCTTTCTTAGTAGGGTCTGTAGAAACAAGGTAAGCATTAACAATGCTTCCACCTTCGTATTCATAGATACCAAACTCGTCATCAGATGATGGTCCATTTTCAAAGAAAAGGTATCCATCAAGTGTTTCTTCGTCTACATCATATGAGTTACTTGGGTCAATCAACTCTTCTGCAAGAGAGAAAGTAAGTCCACCTGAACCAGAAAGTGCAAGGTTGTAAGTAGTTTGTCCTGCTGCTTGTACATCCGCTGGAGATACTGCTTCTGCAAGAGTAAGTTGCAAGTCTCTAAGAAGGTCATAATCGTCCTTATTAATTGTTGCTACTTGAATGTTATTGTAGTATTGTCCAGGTCCAACGCCAGCAAAAGTAATTGTGTCTTGCTCGCCACCTGTGAATTCTACTTGAGTTATAAGGTCATCGTCTGGAGTGAAAACGCTATCATATGTAAGAGGGTATGCCGATACTTTGATTGGAGTCTCAATCGCAACTGTATCGGAACCTGACGTAGCAATAGAAAGACCTGCGCAAGCAACGGTGCTTTCTTCAACACGCACAACCTCAACTGGTGCTTGGTCAAGCATAGTGGAAATTGGGAAAAAGTATTTAAATGTCGCATCGTCTGGACTACCAAACACATCTCTCAATTGGTCAGGTGATGATATTCTTGTTGTTTCGTTTACTGGTCCTTTCTTAAAAAGACCTAAAGTTGCAAACACTGTCTGGTCACCCGCTTCAATTCTTGTTGAAAACGACCTTTCAATGATTTCTACTCCTGGTGCTAAGTTACTTCCCATCTCACGACTCCTTGTAATACGTTTATTGTTTAATTATATTTATATTTTTTCAACTAGTCAACCAGTCTTTGTCCAAAATATTTTCGTTACCGAATCCATCATCGTAAACTTCTTCACACACTAGAGGTTCATATTTTTCCTCAAGTTTTGTCTCTTCGTCATTATTTATACTTTCGGTATCAATCAGATAAGACTTCCATTGCTTCCAATAGTCACTCTCTATAAAGAATATACCCCACATCAATGCCATCACTCTATCATCATGACTATGCTTTCCCGGACTACATTTATAAATTCCTGGATTTATCTCAACAAAGTCACATAATTCATCATAAGTTATTTGGTCTTGGACAACCATTTTTTTATTTTCTATATACCTTTTCATATAAGTAGTACCCAATTCTTTTGTTTTCTTGGATGCTGTGATACCCCAATGTTTTACTTTTCTCTCTTTGTAAAGATTTTCGTACTCAAAATCATCAAATAATCTTCTTGCAACCTCATGGCCATATGTATTGTTCTCAACAATAACAAAAGCATTATTATACATTCTACCAATTTCGTTGACTTTCTCAGTGAAATCGTATGGGTCTATTGTATTTGAATACCAAACACCTATTTGTTTATTGACTTTTTCCGCTGTAGCATCAATAATTTGCATGATACTATAGTCTTGCTCAACCCCTTTGGCGACATCACAAGCAAGAACATAAAGATGTCCTTTCTTTGGTTTCTCCCAAACATCAAAGTCAACATATTTGTGGGGTGCTTCGGAAGTAATGCCTTGCATCTCCTCCAATACCTCAGCATGAATTAGAGTTTTAGCAGAACCTAAGAACTTTGCTTCATACTCTTGGTTCCATTCTTGGAGAGAAGTTGCATTGATTTGTTCTTGCTTAAATGCTTCATCTCTTCCCGGTGGTTCATTCCACTCCATGTCAAACGCATGAAACCCATTGTTTCCTCCATGAGTAATAGAGTTGCTAAATAAATCGTAGAACTTATTCTTGTTTCCCAATGGAGTAGAAATCACAATCATATTACCACCATTTGAAATAGAAGGCCAAATCGCAGTAAAGAAGTCATCAGCAATGTGCCTTGGAACGTGAGCAAACTCATCAAGCACAACAAGGTTTGGTGTTTCACCACGAATTGCACCCTTAGAGGTAGCACTTGTTTTTATCTTCGATTTGTTCTCAAACTCAACACTTGTCTTATTATATTCCGAGATTCCCGCTCCACTCTTCAAATAAACATCAAGTTCTTCGTAAGTCCCTTTAATATCTTCTAAGAATGATTGAGCGTGGTCTGCTCTGTCAGAAAGAATCCAAATTTCAACTGGTTTCTTTTTGTGGGCAAATATACACATCCACAAACAATATAGACCAATAATAGTAGACTTACCAACCTGACGTGGACAATTCATCACCGCATAACGTCCCTTTTGGACCGTCTCCAACATCCTCTTTTGATAAGGTCTTGGTTGGAGATGGAGGATTCCATCATTAGTGCTTACCTTACAATGATTGAATGCAAAGTATTCTACATCCCTTGCACACGCAGCATACTCTTGAAGCATCTCCTGTGTCCACTTGACTTGTGTCTGAGGTTTGATAACCTTAGACATGTCGTATTTAACTGGCATTATAACATCCCCGAAAAGAATTCAAATGCTTCGTCATTAAGACGTTCTGGGTCAATACCAAAAATAGCAAAATACTCACTAAAACATTCATCGGCATTTTTGGTTGCATATCTTCCTGGGACGTAACCTTGGTCCGTCAACTCTTTGGCGTCTTTTCCCTTAATTTTAACATCAAACCATTGTTGCATCATTTTTCTCTTTTTGTTATCCAAACTTGTATCCCAAAAGTAATGACCATATTCGTGAAGAATGACACCACCAACCGACCTCATATCTCTCTTATCGAAAAGTCTTCTGCTCATATAAATGACTGGATTCTTTCCACCAACAAACTCCCCACCAATAGTATCAATGTCAATGTCTTTTGTCCCCAGGTGTTTTGGGTCAACAAAGATAATGTCTATCTTAACATGAGGCATTGGAATCTTAGTACCCATATAATTATTAAGAATTTGCTCGACATGCTGAACGACTTTTATCTTGTCTTTGTCGTTTAAAATTTCTTCTTCCGTATCATCAATCTCATAAACCTTAAACCTTTTAGTTTCAATAATAGGAAACACCCCAAAGGTATTTGCCCAATTCATAACCATATCACTATGTTCTTCTGGGTCTTGGTGGTCTTCTTTGAAAACCCTCAACATCCTTTCTTCAAAACCAAATGTCTTCTTCTTAATCGTCAAAACCATGTTCCATATCATGCTTGCCAATTATAGCAACATCTTTTTTATGCTGTACGTCTTTGTCTTTTTCTTGTTTTGTTTCTGCGATTGCCTTGAAAAACTCATCGACTCCAATATTGACTGGATTACCCAATTGCAAATCCTCTGGAATGACATGACAAAACCCAAACTCATTTGTTTTCCTACTTCCTTTGGCAACAGGGGTTAAATAATCCCTCTCCCAACACTCAAGACAAATGTACAAGTTATTCTTACCCATTGTCTTATTCCATACATCATCATTTAACATAAACTCAAAGTTTTGTCTATATGTTTCTCTATGCTCTTTGTTAAGAGGATATTCTTTAATCATTCTCTTATGGGTTTGCCTATCTGTTGCTTGGAACGTGTCAGTGTCCTCTTTACAAACATCACAAACTGCTTCTCTCTCAAAAACCCTAGTGATTTGTTCTTCAAACGTTTTGTTTTGATTTCTCTTCGGCATTTTCTTCCTCCTTGGGTTCTTCTGCTACTTTCGTGGGGTCTACACCACCATGTATCATAGCAAGAACGTCTTGTCCAGTTCCTATTGCAACAACACCCTGTCCTTGGGCATCCAACACTTCCCCAGAATTGATTTCTATTTCTTTTCTTCTTAAATCGTTTTTCTCTTGAGAAATCTTTAGTTTTCTTTCTTCCCTCTCAACATCTTGGACGGCACCTACTGTATTAACTAGAGCATTACCAAGTTCCGCCAATGCCGTAATGTTTCTACCAGCAGGGTCATCTTCAATCTCTTGGGTGAATATCCCTTGAGACACCATCATCTTTTCCGCACTAACCTTTAGTAATGCTTCTGCCCAATCAGTGTTCTTCATAGCACGGGCATCTTTGAGGTTTTGCTTTAATTCAGCAATCTCTTCTCTACGCTCGTTATACTTCTGAAGTTGTTCTTCATCGAGAGTGTTTACTTCTTCCTCGGCATCTTGGATTACTTTATCCACATCAATACCAAGAGCAGAATCTATCTTACTTTTCTTTCCACCGCTCATATCACCATATCCTCTGGTCCACCGCTAATAGAAATGGTTTCCGAACTTAAAGGAGTAACAATATCCACAATAGGAACGCTAGTCTCAAAGATAATACCTTCTCTAAGGTCAGTTTGAGATTTGTAAGCAAATGTCTCAACATTAAATGTCATATCACCTCTAATAATCCTAGCCGCACCACCTTCTAACTCAAACGTAGAACTCTGACCAACACTATCCAACTTAACACGCAATTCTCTCTCAATGCCAAAGTTCCTTTCCTTGACACCAACTGTAACATATGGGTCAAACCACGGTAGAATGTTTTCTAACAATTGAGCATAATGCTCAAAATACTTTGCCCAAATAGAAACAGTGTATTCTATATTGATTGGGAATGGTTGAAGGTCAAAGATAAGACCGTCTTCTTTTCTCTTAAGAGTTCTCTTGAAGTTCTTGCCATTGTATCTTTGTAAGTCTGGTTGAATGTTTTGCATCTGTATAGAAATTCTAGGCAATCTTGTATCGGACTGTTCAAGTTCTTTATGCCCACCCGCCAAGAGTTTGTATTGAATTCTCTCTTTCATGTCAAGAGAAACATCCACCTTCAAACGTCTATCAAAGTTAGGGTCATATCTCTCTTGATAGTTCCTAACCTCAAGGTCTTCAAACAATTGCATGAACCCCACAGTAGTCACCCAGAGACTATTGCCTACTATAAATGGTCTATCTGAACTCACGCTAAAATTTTCTCACCTTTCTTAAAGATTTTACTTTTATCGAAAGTATTTATACACTCCAAATACTTCTTTAGATTATTAACATCTCTCTTCAAAACCTTTTCTTCATCGAGTTTCTCTCTATAAATCACGAAGATATCTCTAATATGTAATTTAAAATCTTCTTCCCAACCTATTTCAGATACAACATCATGTGCAATGTGCAATATCCTCAAACAATCTTTTAATTCCGCTCTCGTTCTTTCTTTTGCTTTTAATATCACCAACCACCCCACGAATTTCTAGTAAATATACCACTCTTCTCATCATCAACAACTTGCTCGTCATCCACTTTATGCGTTGACGGACCTGGAACATGAACATTGTCTGGGTCTTCCACAACATTGCCATCTCCAACTGGTGATTCTGTTTTATCACATTCTGTCACTGGTTCTCCATTTTGTCCAGGGTCAACTACTTCATCACGAATTTGCTCACACACATCGTTACCAAATACTTCACCTTCTGTCATTCTAGGAATGGCAATGAGTTTCCACGACATTTCTTTTCCCAAAACAATATTCTCTTGGTCAGTAACCTCAGTTATCTCATAGATAATATTGTTTTGCGTCCATTGAAACATATCGCTTTCCAATGGTTCTTCTCGACCTGTTATCTCTCTGAATTGCTTCTTAGAAATATATACAACTCTTTCCGCTCCAGTTTTGTCCACACCAAATCTATTGAATACAAACGAATCGTTTTCGCCTTCTGTTATTCCTTTTAGTGTGTATTTCTCCAAATACTTTTTGTTAGGGTCTTCGCCCCACAACTTTGCCATACCATCCAAGTCATACTCACTGACTGGGAAGTAAAACATAGTAACGCCATAAATATTAATCATCTGCTCCACGCCTTTTTCGTAGACACGGCAAACAGGATTATTAGAATTATGTCGTTCTGTTTTAAAGAACTGATTATAAAATAGGGGGTTCTTAGCCATTTAAGATTTGTTTTCCTTCATTAATGCGACTTTCATTTGTCTTTACCGTTTGGCACTCTGGACAAATATCGTTATGGGGCGCAACCGAAGCATAACATTGGGGACACACCCAACCACTTCTAAGTGCTGGAGGTTCCTCATTAAGTAACTCACCATCCCTTGTTGACATAGAACCGCTATAACTTTGGTCAATATTATTATAACCAAGTTCCGTTCCTTGTTGGTACTTTTTCTCTTGCATGATTTTCTCCTTATTAACCAGTCATAAGAACGCCGCCTGGTGGTGGATTACCCCACTTACCATTCATTAGTTCTTCTTCTAACCT